ATGTGTGATTGCGGATGTGGAACTTGTAGTACAAAACAACCAGTGGTGTTAAATGAAAGTTTAGCTTCAAAATCTATTTTATCCGAAGGTTTAAAGTACCACATGGATAACGCACGACCTCTTACTGAGCACGTGTTCCGTGCTGGCTCGGAGAATTATTTCAATTTATGGGCTGAAGCCCGCGCTTTATACGCACGTAACATTCTTGAAGTACAAGGAGATGATTTGGAAGTGCTACTTGAAACTGATTTAGGCCATTTTGGCATGGTTAATGGTAAGAAAGTACCATTAGATTTTCCTATCGAATTAACAATTGATGAAGCTAAAAAAGCTAAAAAGAAAAATACTAAAAAATTAAATAAACCAATGCGCGACTCATCAGGAGGTAAAGCATATAAGGTTTATGTTAAAGATCCTAAAACTAAAAACATCAAAACAATACGTTTTGGTTCAGGTGGTTTAAGGGCTAAAATTAATGACAAAAAAGCACGTAATGCTTTTGCTGCTCGTCATAAATGTTCTCAAAAGAAAGATAAAACAAAAGCAGGATATTGGTCTTGCCGTTTACCACGTTATGCAAAATTACTCGGACTTAAATCAAATTTCGGAGGTTTCTGGTAAACCGTATCGAGATTTAGAAATCACAAACAAATATATTATTCGTGAATTTGGAGAAGACATTGACCCAATTGAGTTAATGTGGCATCGAGATGACGAAGATCGTATAATAGAAATTTTAGGAGAAACAGATTGGTCAATACAACTTGATAATCAGTTGCCAACCTCCTTAAATGAACGTATATTTATAAAACGTCATGAATGGCATCGAGTTGTAAAAGGTACAGGTACTTTAAAACTCAAAATACATCTAGACTGATTCATAGCCAGTCGATTTACTATTTTTATTTTTTTATGGGAGCTGTGGCCCCACAATTTGGATTTCTAATATATTTTTCGTATATTTAGGGGTTAAAAATAAAAGTAAATGGCAGAGAAATTAGTAATCGTAGGTGCTGGTGTTGCAGGTGTTAATACTGCTACCAAACTCATAGACAACGGCTTCCCAGGAGAAAACATTACAATTATTGATATGGGTAAAGATCCATATAATAGACCTTATTCAGAGGTAATGACTGGATTTTTAGGTGCTGGTGGTTGGAGTGATGGTAAATTAACTTACCACACAGCAATTGGAGGTCATATGGCTAAGTATTGTGGTGAAGAAAAAGCAATGGAATTGTTTGATGAGGTAATTAGTAACTTTAAACGTTTCCATCCTAAACCAGAAGAAGTACAATGTTCAGATCCTCAAGCAGAACCAGACTTTATTAAACCATATTTTGGTCTACGTTTATTCCCAGTATGGCATGTTGGTACAGATTACCTACATGAGATTGGTAAAAATTGGTATAATTTTTTAGTTGAAAATGGTGTTAAATTCCATTGGGAAACTAAAGTAGATGAAATTTGGTTTGAAGACGATAAACTAATGGCAGATAATGGTTCAAACCCATATTTTATAAATTATGATCGTTTAATGTTTGCTGTTGGTAAATCAGGTATTGATTTTGGTAAAAAATTAGCAGATAAATACTCATTACCTACTGAACCAAAACCAGTACAAGTTGGTATTCGATTTGAAGCTCCCCAAAAACACTTCCAAAAACTAATTGATATTAGTTATGACTTTAAATTATATAGAAAATTCGAGGAAGGAGTATCGCTTCGTTCATTCTGTACTAACAATAATGCCGCTTACGTTGCAGTTGAAGAAACGTATGGAGATCACAGTTACAACGGACATGCTAAAAAAGATGAAGCATTTAGGAATGATATGACTAATTTTGGTATTTTAATGGAAATACCAGGTATTGAAGAACCATTTGCTTGGTCTAGAGAATTAGTATCTAAGGTAAATAAGGATGGTACTGGTTTATATTATAGTCCTACACGTAGCCCATCTACAACATCTGAAGGTGAAGATGTAAGTGCGGTTGTAATTGATAGTACACAAATGGATGAAGTAAGAGATGCATTCCATGGTTACTATAAATACATTGATGATTTTATTGATGATATGAAAAAAGTATTCCCAACATTAGGTGATGATTGGGGTGTTTATGTACCTGAAGTTAAATATCTTTCTCCAGAACCACTTGTAGATTATAATACATTATCATTAAATGATTATTCTAATATTCATTTTGTAGGTGATGCATTAAGTGCAAGAGGAATTACAGTATCAGGGGCACAAGGAATTTATGTTGCTGAATCTATTTTAAAATTTGATCAAAAAGAATACCCAGATTTTCACGAACATTTTTAAAAAAACTAGGATTCCCAAAATTTCTTTCGTATATTTACATAAATAAGAGTTATATAATAATACAAATATTTAAATAGTTATGGCAAAAAAGGCAAAAGTTTATGAAGTAAGACGCATGCGTAATAGTGGAGCATATCACCACTTCTTTAGAGAATCAGGAACTACAGCATGGAAATACCATAATTGGGATGGTCCTTCAATTGAACCTATTGAAGGTGAAATCACTGAATTAAAAAAATCCTATTTTCTATATGGTATAGAAATGACTAAAGATGAATGGATGGAAACTCGTTCTGAAAGAGAAGGTCTTCCGTGGTATAAAAGTGCTGCCTTACGAGGTACAGCACGTATGTAATATGGAAAAACCTATTGTAATTAATGCTAAAGAATGCCCTGAATGTAATGTTCCTAAAGGATGGGGACATGAAATTATATTTGAGAATAATGAGCTTTACTGTGGTAAGTTGCTTGTGTTTAAAGAAGGCTGTAATTTTAGTATGCACTATCATTTAGAAAAAGATGAAACTTGGTATGTACAAGAAGGCGAATTTATATATCGTTGGATTGATACTGAAACAGGTAAAGTCCATGAGCAACACTTAATTGAAGGTGATAGTGTAAGACAATACCCAGGACAACCACATCAAGTTAAAGCATTAACAGATGGTATATTATTTGAAGTAAGCACAGAACACTTTGATAGTGATAGTTATCGTGTATATCGTAAATGGTTAGATAATAAAGACGTATGAATATAGTATTTTGTCTCCCTGGTAGAGAATTTTCAAATAAATTTTTAAATAGTTGGACTAGTTTAATTCATAATATCCCTAAAGATTGGAGATGGGCTCATGTTACAGGTTATGTTCCTAACATTACTTATAGTAGGCAATCTTTATTAGATCGAGCTAAAATGTTTAAACCAACTCACTATATGTGGATTGATAGTGATCAAGTATTTAACTCAAACCAATTCCTTCAATTAACTACTCATGACCTACCCATTATTTCAGGTTTATATAAAAAAGAAAATTTGCCTGACCAATTTGCTGGTTGTAAATTAAACGGAGAAACATTAACTGTTAGTGATATAGAAGGTGCTGATAAGCCAATTGAAGTATTAGCTAATGGTATGGGTTTTATGTTAGTTAAAAGGGAAGTATTTGATTTAATAGAAAAACCATTTGAGTTTTTAAATGAGCATCAATGGGAAGATTTTGGTTTTGCTGATAAAGCTAGAAAATTAGGATTTAAATCTTATATTGATCCTGCTATTATAGTTGGACATGAAAAAAAAGTAGTAATATGAAAATAGGTTTATGTGGTACTATGAGTGTAGGAAAAACTACACTTGTTAATGCTCTTCAAGAGTTAGATTATTTTAAAGATTATAGTTTTAGAACAGAGCGTTCTAAGGAACTAATGGCACAAGGTATTCCATTAAATACTGATTCAACATTATTGGGTCAAACTGTTTTTTTAGCTGAACGTGCCAGTGAATTAATGCAGGAAAACATTATCACAGATAGAACTGTTATTGATGTGATTGCGTTTGCTCGTGCTTCTAAATCTATGAATTATGTAGATAAAGAAGATTTTACAGATTACGCTAAACATTTAATTAGAGAGTATGATTATATTTTTTATGTGTCTCCTGAAGGTGTAGAAATTGAGGATAATGGTATTAGAGAAACTGATGCTGAATATAGAAAAGAAATAGATATGATTATTGATCATACAATTATGAGAAATCGTCATAGAATTAAAAATCTAATTAAAATCAGTGGTTCTACAGAAGAACGAATATCTAAGATTATAAGTAGTATTAATTCTTAACATATTTATAACAAAACATAAATATAATGAAACGTTCAGAATTAGCCTCTCAAATTAAAGAAATGATTGTAGGTGTACTACAAGAAGTATCTCAAGACGATGTTGCTGCAGCTCAAGCTTATAATGCCGAATTAGAAAAAACCAAAGCACTTAGCTCAGATTTAGGTTTAACTGAAGAAGATGAAGCAGAGCCAACATCGAACGATATTAAAAAAAATGATTCAATATCTACCATTTCTCGTAAACTACAAGACACTAATAAAGAAATGAAATCTGTAGTTAACAAGTGGAAAAAATCTGAAGGTGAAGATAAAGAACGTTTATTAGCTCGTTTGAAAGATTTAACTAAAATTAAAAAAGAACTTGAAGGATTGGTTTAAAAATATTCAAACTCTACTAATTGTAGCATTAGCAGCACTTTTGTTTTTTCAAAGAAGCTGCTCTTCTACATCTTCGGTAGAACCACAAGTTATTACAAAAGTAATAACTAAATGGGATACTTTAAAAGTTGAAACAAAAGAATATATACCTAAATATATTCGAAAAACAGTAGTAGACATTGATACCTTTCAAATGCCAATTGATACTATTTCTATTTTAAAAGATTATTATGCTAAGTATTTTTATACTGATACAATTAAGGTTGATAGTCTAGGTTTTATAGTAATAAATGATACAGTTACTCGTAATTTAATATCAAAACGAGATGTTCAATCCAACATATTCATCCCAACAACAACAATTACTAATACTATTTACCTCAACAAACGTGAATTGTATGGGGGTGTTTCGGTAAGTGGAATGATTAATCCTGTTTACAATGAATCTCCAATTAAATACATTAGTGGAGAATTGTTATATAAAAACAAAAAGAAACAAATATACGGTTTTGGTTTAGGCATAGATGAAGATTTCTTACCTATAGTTTCAGGCCGTATGTACTGGAAGATAGGTAAATGAGTCAAGATTTAAGAAAAATAATACAATCCGAATACATTAAGTGTGCAGCTGACCCTATACACTTTATGAAAAAGTACTGTATGATTCAACACCCTCAGCGTGGGCGTATTCCTTTTCATTTATATCCGTTTCAAGAAAAAGTATTAAAATTATTTCAAGAAAATCCTTATTCAATAATACTTAAATCTAGACAGTTAGGTATTTCTACTTTAGGTGCTGGTTATTCTTTATGGTTAATGTTATTCCATAAGGATAAAAACGTACTTTGTATTGCAACAAAGCAGGATACAGCTAAAAACATGGTTACGAAGGTTAAATTCATGTATGAAAATTTACCTTCATGGCTTAAAATAGATGCACCCGAAAATAACAAATTAACATTACGATTAAGTAATGGATCACAAATTAAAGCAACATCAGCATCAAGTGATGCAGGTAGATCAGAAGCCGTTTCTTTATTATTAATTGATGAAGCAGCTTTTATTGATAATATTGGTGAAATTTGGGCTTCAGCTCAACAAACATTAGCAACTGGTGGTGGGTGTATAGCATTATCTACTCCTTATGGTACAGGTAACTGGTTTCATCAAACTTGGGTTAGAGCAGAAAATGCTGAAAATGATTTTTTACCTATTAAACTACCTTGGTATTGCCACCCTGAACGTGATCAAAAATGGCGAGATAGACAAGATGAGTTATTAGGTGATCCTAGAATGGCGGCACAAGAATGTGATTGTGATTTTAGCACATCAGGTGATACTGTATTCTATGCTGAATATTTAGAATTTTATGAACAAACCTATATTAAGGATCCACTTGAAAAGCGTGGCGCTGACCAAAATCTATGGATTTGGGAACCTGCCGATTACTCAAGATCCTACCTTGTTGTTGCTGACGTTGCTCGTGGTGATGGTAAAGACTACTCTGCGTTTCATGTTATCGACATTGAAACAAACACTCAAGTTGCTGAATACAAAGGCCAACTTGGTACTAAAGAATATGGCCATTTATTAGTAGGAATAGCTACTGAGTATAATGAAGCCTTACTTGTAATTGAAAATGCGTCCATTGGTTGGGCAACTATCCAAACAGTAATAGAAAGAGGATATAATAATCTATTCTATTCAAGTAAGAGTGATTCCTCAATGAGTGATTCGTATTTTGACAGATATATGGATACATCAAAAATGGTAGCTGGTTTTACAACAACATCTAGAAATAGACCTATGGTAGTAGGTAAGTTTCAAGAGTATGTTAATGGTAAAGATGTTACAATTCAATCAAAACGTTTGATTGAAGAAATGAAAGTATTTATGTGGAAAAACGGACGACCAGAAGCTCAACAAGGTTATAATGATGACTTAGTTATGGCATTTGGTATTGCTATGTTTATGAGAGATACTTCATTTAAATTTAGACAAAATGCTTTAGAATCATCTAAAGCTACCCTAAATAGCATATCAAGGAATACAACTCCATTTGTTGGGGGTTATGGTAACAATAATGAGGTTCCAAACCCTTATGAAATAGATAACCCATATGGTGGGAAAGAAGATATTAGTTGGCTTCTATAAATTAGATAATATTTATAACAATACATAAACTCATGGCTGATAAAAGCTTATTTAAAAGATTACAAAGATTATTCGCTTCCGATGTAGTAATTCGAAACGTAGGGGGTAATCAACTTAAAGTAGTCGATACAGATCACATCCAAACTTCTGGAGAATTTGAAACCAATGCTTTAATGGATCGATTCTCAGGAATCTATCAAAACCCAGCATCAACTTCTCTATATGGAGCTCAGTTCAATATGAACTATCAGTATCTGAGAACTTTTATTTACTCAGATTATGATTTAATGGATACAGATGCTATTATAGCTTCTGCTCTTGATATTGTTGCTGATGAATGTACTCTTAAAAATGATATGGGAGAAATCCTTCAAATTAAATCATCTGATGAAGACATTCAGAAAATTTTATATAACTTATTTTATGATGTATTAAACATTGAGTTTAATCTTTGGTCTTGGACTCGTCAAATGTGTAAGTATGGTGATTTTTTCTTAAAATTAGAAATTTCAGAAGAATTTGGTGTATTTAATGTAATACCATATTCAGCATACCATATTGAAAGACAAGAGAACTTTGATCCTAAAGCACCATCTAAAATACAATTTAATTATAACCCAGAAGGTATTTATGGTGGTTCTTCTTCTGGTTACTATGCAGGTCCTAGCAACGCACAAGATAGTGCTAGTACTATAACATTTGATAACTACGAAATAGCCCACTTTAGATTATTATCAGATGTAAATTATCTTCCATATGGTCGTTCATATATTGAACCCGCTCGTAAATTGTATAAGCAATACGCATTAATGGAAGATGCAATGTTAATCCATAGGATTGTTCGTGCACCTGAAAAACGTATTTTTTATATAAATGTAGGTGCAATTCCACCTAATGAAGTAGAAAATTTCATGCAGAAAACCATTTCTACAATGAAACGTACTCCATTAATGGATCAGAAAACAGGTGAATACAACCTAAAATACAACATGCAAAACGTAATGGAGGATTTTTATATCCCTATTAGAGGTAATGATCAAGCAACAAAAATTGATACTACTAAAGGTTTAGAGTATGCTGCAATTGAAGATGTTGAATACTTAAGAGAAAAATTATTTGCTGCTCTTAAAGTGCCTAAAGCATTTATGGGATATGATGAAAACTTATCAGGTAAAGCTACATTAGCAGCTGAAGATATTCGTTTTGGTCGTACAATTGATAGATTACAACGTATATTACTATCTGAATTATATAAAATTGCATTAGTTCACTTATATGCTCAAGGGTATAGAGATGAGCAAATGACAAACTTTGAGTTAGGTTTAACTACTCCATCTATTATCTATGATCAAGAAAAGATTGCATTGATGAAAGAAAAAGTAGACTTAGCTTCTCAAATCATGGAAAACAAATTACTTCCAACGGATTGGATTTATGATCATATCTTCCACTTTAGCGAAGACGAATATGAAGAGTATAGAGACTTAATAGCTCAAGATCAAAAACGTCAATTCCGTATGAATCAAATTGAAGCTGAAGGTAATGATCCACTTACAACAGGTCGTTCATATGGTACACCACATGATTTAGCCTCACTATATGGTCAAGGTAGAATGGAAAATGATCCTGCTAATGTACCTGATGGTTATTCCCCAAATGATAAAAAACCATTAGGTCGTCCTGAAGAAAAAGTATCTAATATTAATACTCAAGACAATGCATTTGGTAAAGATAGATTAGGTAGAAAAGAAATGAAAGTAGACGATCAACCTGGTTTTAATGAATCGGCTAGTAAAAATTATGCTAAAAATCGTTCATTACTTGAAGCTATGAGTAAAGAATTAGTCTTTACATCAGATAAGAAAAAAGAATCATTATTAGATGAATCAAATATTAAAGAGTAATATCTCCTTATATATTTATAATAAATCCTATTAGGAATGAATATTAAACATTCAAAATACAAAAATACTGGTATTTTATTTGAACTATTGGTTCGTCGAGTAACGGCAGATACCCTTAATGGTGAAGACTCAGAGTCTTTAAAACTTATCCAAGAACACTTTATTAAAAGTGAACTCGGGAAAGAGTATAAATTATATGAAACTCTTACTAAAAACACCTCTTTAACTGAATCTAAAGCTAATGTAATGGTACAAACATTACTTGAAGCTTCTAAAAAGTTAAATCGTAGTGCGCTTAAGAGAGAAAAATATAATCTCATTAATGAAATTAAAAAGCATTATAATATAGAAGATTTTTTTAAGACAAAACTTTCACACTATAAAACACATGCTGCTTTTTATATGTTAAATGAAATTCAAAACACTGAAGCTTTAGTAGACACAGATGTTATTATTAGTAACAAAATGACTCTCCTAGAGCACCTTTCAACCTCTGAAATCAGTACTGAAAAAGTTGAAGCTGAAATACTACAAGAATTTCAAACATACGATAAAGATACTCGTATGCTTACTTATAGGATTTTAATGGAAAAATTCAATGGTAAGTATAATGGCTTACATGATAGTCAAAAAGAAGTATTAAGACAGTATGTCAATTCAGTAGATTCAACTCCAGTATTAAAAGAATTTTATAATAGTGAAGTATCTAAGATTAAATCTCAATTAAATGAGTTAATGTCTAAAATTACTGATAAAACAGTTCAAATTAAAATTAATGAAATATCTAGCTTAATTGAAGAGTTAGATAAAACATCTAAAGTTACAAGTGAAAACATTGTAAATATTCTTCAATACTTAGAATTGGTAGAAGAATTAAAAACTGCTCATGCGTAAAGTTGGTGATATTAAAGTAGATAGTGGTATAATAACTACTGTAACGGATATCAATTCAGAAACAGGCCAAATCTCTTGGGATGTTGATTATGCTGCGGATTATAAAAAATTATTTAATGATATAACTGATTTAATGGATACGGCTAAGGAGATAGCAGATATTACTGAAGAGCCTTTTTTTAGAGATCATTATTTAGATATTAAAAAACGTAGAAATGAGTTAAGAACTTATTTACGTAATAATAAAGCTAAAGAATATGCTCGTATTAAAGGTTTAGATGAAATGAGTGGAACAGGTGGTGGTGCTTCATTTTCTACAGGCACAGGTGCTCAATATGCAACCCCCTTTG